CTTAGCCATGTAATCCTTGATTACCGGATGGTTCTCAAGACCTGCCGGAAGTTCCATATCTTTGCCAGGGAGAAAAGGCTCTCCTGCGATTGAAATAATCTTTCTTGACTTATTGATAACCTTCATGGCGCACCTCCTAAATTCCGTATGCTAAAAGCATAGACAATGGGTAATAAATGATAAGACCAGCTGTTCTTGTTTCACAAGGAACCTCTGTTTCTAACTTAACAACCTGTAAAGGATACTGGTAGAAAGGAAGTGGAATTTCCAAGCTGAACTTCTCGGCATCCTTAGTGTACATAAATGCCACATTCTTACCGCTTGTGTTAATGTCCGTTGCTGTGTCCTGTAACTCTGCCATAGATTCGAAGTTCTTCAAATATGGCGCATGCTCCTTTAAGAAGCTGAGTACAGTTGTCTCCGTATCAGGAATACGTCTTGTTGCAAGGTCCATGTAGATGTAAGAAGGAAGTGCAAGGGTATCCGGCTTTTCGATTGACATTGTAATCTTGTCAATGAATTTCTGCATACCGTTGATATCCTCCAAAATCTGATCTGCAGTCTTGTGAGCCCAGTCTGTGTACTGAACACCATCAATTTCCACAACAGATAATGTGTAGAGAGGAATATCATTTCCTTCACTGAAAATTCCGATAAGATTATTCTTCTTATCGCCTGCAAAAGCAATCTTATTAACCATGTAATCAGAAGCTCTTCTCGCAGCTGCACCCTTTCTAGCATCCAAAGACTTTCCTGCCATTCTGGACGCTCTCATTTCCTGCACATTGTAGCCATAGCTGTCACCAATAGACTTAATTCCAGCTGTGTGTGCCTCGCCCTGTACATCAACTCTTGGAAGGTCTGTTGCGTAATTATTGATAATTGCCGCCATACCTGTGATGTCGTAGCAGTAGTAAGTTGTGGTTTCTGCTCCCTCATTCACTTCGGAAGTGATAGGGAAATATGCCAGAGCAGATAACTCCGGATACTGCTTATCATATGTCTTTGTCTTAACCTGATCTAATTCACGAGCAAAAAATACACTCGCTGCCTCTACGCTGTCGAAACGCATCTGTTCTGCTCCTGCAAGTCCCTTAACAAGGGTAGAGCCTTTCAACGCATTGTAATCATCCATGTTGAACTGTTTCATTAAACCTTACCTCCTTCTCTTAATTCGCAAAAAATTCTGCATTGGCAATACCGGTATCAGTCACACCAAGATAACGAGCATTTAACTCTACCTTAGTAGCTGTATCTGCAGATGTGGTAAACAAACCAGCCTCTTCACCTTCTACAATGAGATATACCTTCTCCTTGTAAGCAGGTGCAGCATTCTCGCCAGTCTTTACCCAAATCTTGCCATGATGTAAACAACCTACGGTTCTCTTTTCGCCGATATTCAGCTTATTGTTCATATCAAGTTCTGCCATTACAGAATTGTGAACAACAACACCCTCAAACTGATCCGCAGTGCTATCAGCTGTCGGCAACTTAACATCTGTACCCTTATTTGTTCCAACAACGACACCAACACCAAAAGTAACACCTTCGCCCTCGGACTGTCTTGTGGACACTTCATGAGCAGATAAATCAAACAGACCACCTGCTACACCCTTTGGAAAACCAAATCCATAACTTGTCTGTACACTCATTACTTCTTACCTCCTGTCATTCTTGCAATCATATTCTTACGAGCACTGTTAGAGTTGCTCTCCTCTTTTGCATCCTGACGAACCTTGGCATCCATCATGCTCTTTCTCTGGTCATCAGTTGTCTTTCTCTCCTGGAAAGAATCCTTTGCAATGTCATAAGCTGCATTGATGTAACCGTCGCTCTTTCCATCAAGGTTCATCTTAGGGTTCACAGCTTTAATAATTGCAATTCTTCCCTCTCTGACAGACATCTTTTCAACACCATCTAAGTGGAGCTTATCTGCCATACGGCAAATATCAAGTCTGTCCTGGATAACTTTGTCTACGGAATCCATATTAACTCCTTTCTCCTTCTCGGCTTCTCCTGCACCGGTAGCACCCTCTTCGCCTGTTGGCTCTGTGGAAGGTTCTTTCGGTTCTGCCGGAGGTTCTTTGGCTGCGTCTCCATTCATATCGCTAGATGCCTGCAACTTGTCGATTTCCGCTAAAAGCGCCTCTAAGTCTGCTTTCTGCTCTGCAATAACATCTTCTGGTGCCATATTGCCACCATCTGAATCGCGGCGATCCATATTGTCTCTCACCTTTTCTACTGGAGATTTCTCAACCGCTGGCTCCTCGCCCTCTGCCGGTGGAACCTCGCCACCATCTGTTCCTGCTCCTGCTGTTGCCTGTCCTGCGGCTTTCTGTGCCATAAACAACGCAATAGCTGCCTCCATTTCTTCCGGAGTTAATTCTTCGCCACTATCTGTTCTGTAGCCTGCTGTGTTAGGTTTGTGCATAACTGCTCTTCCTCCTTTTAAGATTTTTTTATTATCATCCTTGCTGTCGATATTAAGACGGGCAGTATCTCCCGCTCTTGCTTCTCCGACCAAGGCCAGATGATTGATTTCAATGTTCCTCTGTATGCAATCATATTTTTCGCCCTGCCATACTCCGGGCGCCTCCTCGGTATCAAGACTATATCCGAGAGAAAGCTCTTTCAGTCCACACTTTTTCAGAGCATTTGTGTCATGTATAATAATTTCACAGCGAACACTATCTCCATCACGATATCCTTCACTCATAATGGTACCTATCTGCTCTCTGCGAACATTATCCTTAGACACTTCCCCTGCGTCATGTGTGATAATAATTGGCTTGCCTTTATAGCTCTTTAACGATTTCTCGTCAAATACATCATCTGGTAGCCTCAATTCTCGTCTGACACTTCCGTCTTCGTTCTTATACTCGAATATGCCACAGGTAGTCACAATAGGGTGGTCCACCAAGTAGCCTTCCTCCGTATAATAGGTCTGATCCAAAGAAATACTGTCCAACCTCTGATACTTCAAATTCTTTCTCACCTCCCGTTACATTGGAATATCCAAGTTGTCTATATCAAATACCGGCAACGCACAGCACCGACATTGATAATCTTCTCCCGGATGGCACCGTCTTCCCTTATCTGTTTCCGGCGGGTCATCCCAACTAAAAATGTGGCCGTTCAAACGATGGTGGCTACTGCGCACTTTATTGTCGTTTGAATCCGACCACTCATATCTGTTTACACCTGCATCCTTCTGTTGTTTCTTTGTAATGGCTGCATTTAATTTGGCTGTTTGGTCTCTCGCTATCAGTCTTGCATGCCTCTTATCCATTCCGTATTGCCTTTGGATTTCCTTGACAATATTGGTGGTGGTTTCTCCCTTCATATAAGCAGAATAGACAATCTCTTTCATCTGCTCCAATGATTTGTGAGGCACAGTCTTAATGAGGTCCACATTATCAGATACCCATTTTTCTAATATCTCTTTGTAAAAATCACCAGAATAGTAATCTTCCAACAAATCAATGCCGAGTGTTTTCTTAACCACCTTTTTCCATTCTCTGATTGATAGCTTTTGGTTTAACGAGGACAATCTAGTTAATATCCCCGGCAAATTAAATAGATTTGTTGCTGATGTTACTGCCCACAACATCTTTTCAAAAAGAACATCCAACTCATTTATTGTTTTGGCAATTGTAGAAAGCCTTGCCTTTTTACGCTTTTGTTCATTCGATTTCTTCGAATCGGTATGATAAAGTGTTCCCTGATTTAATATCCTCTTCATTTCCGGAATATACTGTAATAAAATCTCTCTTTCGATTGACATATAACGGTTGACCAAACGCATATATTCCCGTTCTGCACTATCCGGATATCTCGGAACATACTTTGCGGCAACAGTGCTTTTTCCTCCGTTCCGCTTTTTCAGTTCTTCACGCAGGACTTTCTTTCTGACTTTCTCATTCACATAACCACCTCTCTTATTGCCTCAAATTTAGCATTTTGCACCATAGTAAATTTGACTGTTTGAACTAAAAAAGCCCCAAAGAGCCACGATTAGCGGCACTCTAGGGCAAAAGAAAAGAGCCTCACACTCTGCAAGGCTCATATTCTATATTCCAAGTTCGTCAAGATACTCAATA